GACGGCGCCGGACACCAATCCTGACGCGCCGGACGGTGAGAAGGCCGTGCAACTGGCCCGCGCGACTGCACTGAAAGCCCGCCTCGCCGGGACCTGACGTGCCTGCCCGCGCACGAGCGGGCGAGGTGCTGCGGCGACCTGAACTGCCGCTCGTTCAAATGGAGCCTACAACACAATGAGCACACTGCTGTCGCTCCGTCGCGCCCTGGGCACGGCGGTGGATGAACTCGCGCCGTTGGCCGGGACTCCTGGCTTCGCCGCGAAGGAGGCGGAGATCGTGACGCTCGAACGCACGATCGGGGAGCTGGACCGCGCGGAGAAACTCGCCGCCAAGCTGGCCCGGCCGATCGGCTCGCCGGACCCCGGCGACGTGCTGGAGATCAACCCGTCGCAGCGCACCCTGTCGCAAATCCGCGGCATGGACCCGCGCCAGGGCAAGCTGCGCGGCTTCGACGATTATCTCAGCCTGGCTCGGAAGGGGCTGGATTTCACCCCGCGCGCCGGCGAGCAATATCGGACGTTGGGCGAGCAGCTCCAGGCGGTTTTCAAGCACTACAGCTCGAAGGGCAGCGACACCGACCGCCGCCTGGTGCGCGCGCCGACCGGCGCGGGCGAGGTCGATCCGACCGGTGGCGGCTTCCTGGTCCAGGTCGATTTCGCGGCCTCGATCTTCATGCTCGCGCACGACATGGGCGAGATCCTCAGTCGCGTGAACAAGCTGCCGATCAGTGCCAACGCGAACGGCATCAAAATTCCGGGCGTGGACGAAACCAGCCGGGCGACCGGCAGCCGCTGGGGTGGCGTGGCGTCGAACTGGGTAGGGGAAGGGACGGCGGTCACCCCGTCGAAGCCGAAGTTCCGCACCATCGAGTTCGACCTGAAAAAGCTGATGTCGGTGATGTACACCACCGACGAACTGTTGCAGGATTCGACGGCGCTGACCTCGATTGCTGCGCAGGCGTTCTCGGAAGAAGTCATGTTCATGACCGAGGACGCGATCGTGGAGGGCACCGGCGCGGGCATGCCGTTCGGCTACATGAAAAGCCCCTGCCTGATTACGATTCCGAAGGTGACCGGGCAGGCGGCGGCGACGATCGTCAAGGAAAATATCGACCAGATGTGGGCGCGCCTGTGGGCGCGGTCGGCGAAAAATGCCGTGTGGTTCATCAACCAGGACTGCCTGCCGCAGCTCATGGCGATGAACCAGGCGGTCGGCACCGGCGGCCAGCTCGTTTATTTGCCGCCCGGTGGTTTGTCGGCCACGCCGTTCTCGACCCTCTATGGCCGCGAGGTGGTGTGGACGGAATACAACTCCACCGTTGGCACCACTGGCGACATCACGCTGGCGGACCTCAGCCAGTACATGCTGGTAGACAAGAACGGCGTGCAGGCAGCCACAAGCATGCACGTCGCGTTTCTCACCGACGAGATGGTGTTCCGCATCACCTATCGCGTGGACGGCAAGCCGATGTGGTCGGTGCCGCTGACCCCGTTCAAGGGCACCAACACCAAGAGCCCGTTCATCGCGCTGGCGTCTCGCTAATCGGCGGCGCCCGCCGACCCTCGACAAATCTGCGGCTCCCCACCGCTCTGCCGCTCGGGCCTCCGGCGCGCGCAGCCGATTCACGCCGCTTTGGGGGGCGGTTAGGAGCTTTCGAACGATGGCACGCCAAATCTCGATGCCGTATCAGTTCCCGCCGGTTGGCTTGCTGCCGCCTGCGGCCGACGCAGCCGGGCGCACCAGCGCCTACCGCGACCTGGCCAACGCGCTGAAAGCGTGGGTCGTGGTGCATGTGAACCAGGGCAACGCGGCCCAGGTGACGCTCTCGATCCTGCAAGGTCAGGACGTGTCGGGCACTGGATCGAAGGCGGTTGGCGTTATGCCGATCTGGCTCACTGCCGCGACCGCGACCAGCGACGCACTTGCCGTGCAGACGGCCGCGGCGACCTTCCAAACATCGACCGGCACGACGGACAAGATCGTGGTGTTCGAGATCACGCCGGAGATGTGCATGGACCTTGTCAACGGGTTTCACACCATCGCGGTGCAAACCAGCGCGTCGAACGCCGCAAACATCACCGAGGCGGAGTTGTTCATCTACGGGTCCTACCAGGGCGCGTCGGAGCCTTCGACGTTCCTCTGATCCGCTTTCATCCCGCCCGGGCCATGCGCCCGGGCGGTGCCTTCCCTTGCGGCCGTTCGGGAGAATGACATGACCACGACTTCGAAATTCCATGCCGGACGGCTGGAATTCTTCGATACCGCGACGTTTGAATACATGCTGCCGGTCGCACCCATCCACTTCTACGAGGACTTCCTCGGGCAATCGTACGTTGCGGTGCCGGCCGCCGGCTCGGCCGTCGATGGCTGTCCGTTCGTCAAGAAGATCGTCGGAGCCGGGCCACCGACGCTCGCTGGCGTGGCGAACGCGATCGGCGGTCAGGTCGCATGCACGTTGGCGGCGACCAGCGAGAAAGAGGATAGCGTCCTGTATTGGGGCGACAACCTCGCGCTCGATTGCACCAAGGGCCTGATCTTCGAGAACCGCTCGCTGCTGTCGGTGCTGCCGAGTGCGGCCGGCGTGCAGGCGGTTTGGGGTGTCGCCTCGGCCTGGATCGACGGTCCGCAGAATAACACCTGCTACCTGGAATTCAGCGCGCAGGCGAACGGTGCTGTACTGGTGACTGCGTTCGATGGCGTGACGACGACCTCGGTTGCGAGCGGTGTGACGGTCGGCACGACCGACTGGCATATCTACCGGATCGACGCGACGAACCTGACCGATGTTGCCTTCTACATCGACGGCAACCGGGTGAACGCGGACAACTCGATCAACTTCGCAGCGACCGGCACGCTGGCGGTGCTGCAACCATACCTCGCTGCCTACAAGGCGTCAGGCACGGGCGTTGCCACCCTGACGATCGACTATGTGCGGGCCTGGATGAACAGGCAGTAAGCCAGGGGCGCGCGCGGCATGTTGTCTGTAGGCATTACCCTCAACCCGGCGTCGATCGCGGCGGGAGCTTCGCTGTCCGGCCCGGTGTCGCTCGGCGCGTTGACGCTGGTCGGTATCTCGATGCCGGCGGTGTGGACCACGGCTCCCCTGACGTTTCAGGTCAGCCCAGACGGAAGCACATGGCAGGAGCTGTACGACGGTGCGGGCAACGAGGTGACGATCACCGCCGCGGCGGGTCAGTTCATCATTCCCTTGGCCGATCCCTCCTATCTCTGGCGAGGGGTCAACCTGGTCCAGGTGCGCAGCGGAACGGCTGGATCCCCGGTGAACCAGGTAGCCGCCGCCGTGGTGAACATCGTTACCCGATCGGAAATGCTGTGAAGGATGAAACGCGATGATGGAACGCGGCGGCTATCGCAATCGCGCCCTGGTGGCGCCGGTGCGCAGGGACAGGGGGCCGAGCGGTGCGAACAACGCTGACGGTGACCAAGGAACCGACCGGGGAGCCGGTGTCGATCGAGCAAGTCAAGAGACATTGCCGGATCGACAGCAACGCGGACGACGAACTGCTGACGGGCTACCTGACCGCGGCTCGGGTGATGGCGGAGGGCTACCTTAGCCGCGCGCTGCTGACGCAGACTCTGCTGTGGACCATGCGGCCGTCATCCGAGCTGCCCCGTGATCGTCTCCGGCTGCACGGGACCCTGGAGCTGCCGCGCGCCCCGGTGCAGTCGATCCTGTCGGTGACGACGATCGATGAATGGGGCAACGCCACGACGATCTCGCCGGCTTCGCTGCCGGTAACGCCGCCGGCGGTGATCCTTGGCTATTGCCCCGATCTGACCCTGGAGCCGGCAACGCTCTGGATCCGCCCAGAAACCTTGCTGAGCGGCGGCTTTGCGGCCTACCGGACCAAGTTGCAGCACCTGCAAGTCTCGATGGTCGCCGGTTATGGCGAGGCAGACGATGTGCCCTCGACGGTGATCCACGCGATTATGATAATCACGGCATTTCTCTACGAGCATCGTGGTGACTCCGCTGCTGCGATGCCTGACGCAGCAACCTGGTTGCTCGACCGGCAGCGGTTGCAGTTCCTGGGCGGGTGACGTGATGGCTTTGCCGGGACCCGAGCTGGGGCCAGACCCGAATGCGGTCCGGATCGGCTCGCTGCGCTGGCGGGTGGTGATTGCGACCCGAGAGCAGGCAGCGGACCCGGACAGCCCGGGATTCCTGGAAACCATCGCGAAGCGGCAGACCGTGCGGGCTGATGTGCAGCCGATCGGAACTATGACCTTCTATGCGGCCGAACAGGTCAACACCCCGGTCACGCACCGCATCGTCATTCGGTGGCTCGATTGGGTTGACACAACGCACGTCATTTTCCGCATCACGAAGCGGCCGGATGAGAGCGAAATGGTCGAGCGGTTCCGGGTGCGGCGCGTGATGCCGATCGACGGCCGCCAGCGGTTCCTGCGGCTCGATTGCGAACTGGAGAAGCGCGTCTGATGGCCCTTCTGCACATCACGGTGCCGGGCGGCTGGACGATCGTTGCCGGCAAGCAGCAGGTGCGCGCCGTCATGCGGGG